AACTACCGTAAGCCCAGTAATCGTCAAATGTTATATTGCCATTTAATAATCTGTCATTAGCCTCGCCCCATCTTTCGTTTGTAATAGAAGTACCCTCCAAAAGATCACCGATGTTATCCATGGTGTAATCCCCCGCATCATCTTGCAATGGCACCTCGTATGGGCTACTAGTTAAATTGTTTGCTGGATATATAGGGTGTTTTACACCTAACTGATCCACATAAGCCAAACCAACGTAATTAACGTAATCCTGGGGTATCGTAACACTTAAGCTCGGTGGTATTGTTATTTCTTGGGATTTGGTGCTTTTTAAAGTATCATAACTAAATTCTTGCAACCCTCTTTTAGCATGGAATATTATATCCGTTCTTTTTGCACTGGTAATTAGCTTACCCGCTCCAACATAAGCAACTATAAAATTATTAATAACATCGTTTAAAGACGTATAAGCGTAGCTTCCGTAGTTTTCTTGTACTGTATCCCCAAAGGCATCTTCATTATCAAAGCTTCCGCCGTCTAAAGATTTTAATTGTACTGCAATATGTTTTTTTAATGCGTTTGTTCCCGTAAAGGTTATTGTATTTCCCGCAACAGTATATGGTCCCGCGAATTCATCATAGTTCCCAGCTAAGCCATCGGCACTAGTGTAAACAACAAAGTTGGTTAATGTAGCGTTAACCGAATCGTATATTAGATCAGTATTAAATGTAGTTGTTACGGAATCACCTATGACAGGAGGATCCGATATAAGAAATCGCTGTGCGCCAGCGTAGTATTGTTCGTTAGTTTCGGTTATTAAACCACCATTAGGTATCGGCATATCTTATATATTAGCTTTTTTTATTTACCTCCTGCCCTTGAGCTTGCTGTAAAGCTACTTGAACTATAGAGGGATCTTGTATTATTATTCCAGCATAAGCCAATATTCTTAGTATAACATTAACTTGCTCTGATTCGTGTAGCTCAAAATTTATAGAGCCCGTACCTAAGCTAGGATTATAGTAATTGCCATTAAATATGTATTGACCTCTAGCAGCTGTTGAAAATCCCCATATAGGAGAAATTGGCTTTCTTATATAATCAACTTCTATATTGCTTGTTATACTAGTAGGATTTACAAACATTACGTTTTGCAAGTGACTATTTATAGCCGATCCCGCTGTGTTCACATTACCTCTATTCTCGTATAAGTACGTAGGAAAACTTTTTGTTGCTTTGGTCAATGGAGATCTTTCTATATTATAAAACTCCGTTCTTGGCAATCTTTGTAATTCTATCTGATTACCCGTACTGTCCTTATATACAACGGTACCCAGCCTATAAAAATCCACAGTGGCCCCGTAAGCGTCTACAGTAGGCAAAGTAAAATAAGGAAGATCCGGATTAGTTGAGTTATATACTGCTGATCCAAATGTTTTAAATACCGCTAACTTTTCGTCAAGATTCATTATTCTGTCAGCATAGTCGATGTCTGCTTGAGGCACTCTTAATTGCTGATTAAGATCCTCAAAGTACTTCTCAAATATATCTAATTGAACTTGTGCTCCCACTGTATTGAATTCATCAGGGGTTAAATAACCTCTTTGCTCTTTGTTTATTATAGACAATACTGTTTGGTATACAGTGTTTACATTTATAGCCATGCTTTTTTTGGTTATAATATATTAGGGCACCATATATATGATACCCTAATATACTAGTATTACTTATTTATACTCTAATATAATCACATAGTTTTTTTAAAAGCTACTAATTAAACTTTTTTTCTACAGAGCGGAACACTTCGCCGCCTTCGTCGGTCTTAAAGTAAGCTGCCATTGCAGAGTAAGGATTTTCGTCAAAAGGAACGCTCATTAGCTTTCTTCCGTTAGATCCCCAAGAAAATGTTCTTTGATCCTGAGATAAAACCAATATGCCTGCTTCGGTTGCTTTGATTGCTGTATTACGTAATCCAACGTTCTCGTCTTGGGCAAGCTCTAAGAATAATTCCGGATTACTTCTAGCAAACAATCTAAGGTCTCTTTTTATTTCCTTAGATGATAGGCTAGATACTGAGCTACCTATTTCAACACGAAGTATTGCTTCAGCATCGTCTATATCCATTTCTCTTGCAAACACCGCTGCATCTGTCTGTAAATCAAGCAGTTCTAAATCGTCATAGGCTTCTTCTTGAGCATCAAACTCTTCGTATACTCTTCCTTTTAAGGGGTGATACAAAGACAACAGCTTTTGTAAGTTTTGTTTTTCCTTAGGAACTTTTAAATCCCCATCTCTAAACATGATATGTCCCATCGTAGCTTCTCCATCTTGTTCTTCTTTAAACGGAGAATCATGGTTTGTTGCATATCTAATTTCTTTTTGTTTACCTGCTTTTTCATCAAAATACAATAAAGCGTGTTTTTGAGTGTGCCTTCCTGGTATTGTTAGGGTAAGAGGTGTATGTCTTCCTGTTAGGTAATACACTCTGTCTTTAATTTCCCATTCCGGTTTAGCGGGTTCTACTTTTTTGGTTGGCATTGGAGCTACTTGCTCTTGCGTAACCTCTTCTACTTTTTCGACTTTTTTAGCCGCTGGTTTTTTATTCGCCATAATATAATATAATTTAATAATTGATAAAAGTAATAATTACCCCCGTTGATACAACGAGGGTAAGAATTACATTTGAATCCTTAGATTCCTTTGAATAGTACAAAGTTGTTAGCTGCTTGAGTAATCAAACATCTTTCAGATAGGAAGTTTACTTCCATTGCATCTAGAGTTGAGCTAGCTGCTCCACCAACAGATCCAGTTAACCAAGACTTCATTCTACGGTCATCAGTCTGAGAAGCTCTATATCGGATATGACAAAATGGTCGTCTGATATTTGTTCCTAATACTTGATCGTAAACAGTTGAAGTTCCAGCTGGTACTAATACACCTTCGATTGAATTAACTCCATTGATTGCTCCACGAGTAGATGCATCATTTAAGTATCTCCAGTCTGTTTTGTAGAAGTCGTAAGATCCTCTGCGGAATCCACTGAATCCTAAGTTCAAGGCCATGTCTTGAGAATTCTCAAACAGTCCGTAAGCAACTCCACCTGCAGGTCCTGCAGAAATTGCAGCTAGCATGTCATCAAAGTCTAAAGAAGTCTGACGTTGTACAAACAACATGTTTTCTTCGATAGCTCCTTGAGTATCAAGATTCTTAAGAATGTTATCAAATTCAGTTAAACCGCCCGCTGCTGTAAATCCAGTCTCTACGTTTCCTCTGCTTTGGATAGCTGCGAACATACCTTCTGTTCCTGGCTGAAGTAAGTTTTGGTTTGCACCAGCACCTGCATTCAAGTTAAGCTCTCCTTCTACCATAGCCATTTCTAGCTTGTCAGCATAACGTAAACGTGTTTCAGACTCAGCTTTTAGGTACCATAGGTATCCATCAGTTCCGTCTTCAGTTGCTACATTTACCCATCCGATCTGTGCAGTGTCCGATCCGTTCACAACATATTGATCTCTGATGATAATCGGTGAGTTAGAATACTGTGTTAAAACAGGCTCTATGCTCACTCTAGGTGTTGCTCCACCTATTTGCGATCCTTTAGAATAGTCAGATCCGTAAACGAATATCTTAAGACCTGGCTGAGCAGCTCCAAATGCCGCTGCTGGTGTAACTCCACTGTAAAGTTGTACGGTTAATGTTCCGTTTCCTGCTGCTGCACCTGATGCAGTAACAATACCTTTAGCTTCTACTCCAGTTGCTGGGTCAAGAATAACGATAGTATCTTGAATAGATATAACGTTAGTAACTCCTGCTCCTACAGGGATAACAAATCCTGTTCCTGCTGCATCAACTACAACACCTGTGTAAGATATGTGTAGACGATTTTGCTCAGACCAGATAACTTGATCAGATGTCATTGGCATTTCAGCGCCAACCATTTGTAAAAATCCAGATAACGTTCTGTTTCCATAACGCTCTACTTCTGCTTCGTAAATTTCTGGCAAGTATTGTTGCGCGAAATCTGCAAAGTTAGGAGTGGCTGCTCCACCATTGTTGTTCCATTGCAAGTAATTTGTTGAAAGTAACTGCGGTACTTGTGTTGGGGTCATATCCCCAAATTGTGGTAATAAACTCATTGTTTTTAGCTTTTAAACTTTTTGATTTTTAATTTTGATGAGTCCGCTCCAGAAACAGATTTAACTTTATATGCTCCAAACTTAATTCCTTCAGCAGGCGCAGCTTGTCGCGCTCCCGTCGATGGGTTTTTAGATTTGGATAGAATATCCCTAGTTGCGTCGGCTTTGCCTTGCTCATAGAAATGATTTGCCATTTTATCGGCATTCGCCCCAGCATATAATGCTTTGTGATACCCTGCGGTATCTGTAATCGTGCCGTCTTCCCCAAGAAACTTCCCTATGAAGTTACTAATGTCTGACTGCTTTTCCGCTATCTGTGATGGGTTTTGTACGCCGTATTTAAACTTTTTCTCACCTAAACTGAAATCGAAACCTTCGAAATTTTCATTAAGTAATTCATTAGTCTTGGCCTTAAACTTATCGTGGTTAGCGACGTTTCTTTCCTGGTCCTCTTTATATCGATTAAAAAAGTCCGACGCTTTAGTTTGGTCCTCAGTAAGTGTTGGCGACTTCAACTTGATGTCGTCATAATACTTATCCTTGGTGTCATTTAAAAACGTACGGGCTTTTGCAACCTCTTCTTTATACGCGAGTTTTTTTCTACGGATATCTCGCTCCTCGTCTAGGTCTTCGTCAAATGCAAAGTTGTCCTCGATCATAAACTCGATTTCTTCTGCACTCAAGTGAGACTTAGTGTTTTTGTAATATTCTTTTACTAATACGTCCCGATCCACTTCGTCGTAATTAGTGTTTAATCGCATGTAATCCTGCATGGTCCCGCCAGTTTCACGCATAAAATCGACTAGCTTTGTAATGTTTTCTGGCAACTCTACAGCTGGCGCAACTGGCGCAGTGGGTGTCTCTGCTGGCTTAGCCGGCTCAATAGGCTTATCATCAACTATTTCTTTTATAACTCCGTCTCCTTTTCCTGCTTCTTCTAAAAGCGGATCCACAACCGCTATATCCTCTTTAGGTATTACTACTTTTGTTACATTACTTGGAACATCTATTAACGGCTCCTTGTTTTTAGCTGCTAACTGCTGCTCCGTAAGTTTTGGTCTACTTTTAATTTTAAAAGTCCCCTCTGTTTTTTCACTCATGATATGATATTATATAATTATTAAATAGATACTTATTGCGGGTTGAACTGAGATAGATCAAATCCGCCTAGGTTATCATTGCCGGCAGACTCAAAGTCTTTGGGTAAACCCTGCGTTTGCCTTTGCTCTATTAGCTGGCTTTGTTGTGATCCTTCTTTTTCGATTCTTTTGTCTTTACGATCTTCTATTTGTGCGTCCTTAGCTTTTATTTCTTGAGCTTTCATCTGCGCAAGCTTTAAGTTGTATTGAAACTCAGTTGCCATTAACTCTTTTTTAATCTGCGCTTCGGTCTGCATTCTTTGCATTTCAAAGTTCGATTTAGCTTGCTCGATTGCTACCTTCTCGGCAGTCATTGCTTGTTGCTTTTGCACCTCGGCCATTGCGGCTCTTTCGGATGCTTCCGCATTTGCTTGGGCCTGTGCTTGTATATTTTGCTGAACCAGCGCCTGCTCCCTTTCCTGTTTCTTCTTGCGCTTGAGCTTTAGCATCTCGTTAGCTAGCTTAAGGTTTTTTATTTGGCTAATATCAATTGAATCCTCTATATCAATTTCTTTTGTTTGCAAAGCTATTTGTATATTTCTTTGCAATTCCGCTTTTTCTTCATCATCCGGCTCCATTTCTAAAAATATACCAAAGTCATGCAAATTAAGATTTTCAATCTCCTTTAAAGTTTCTACATTAAAAGTAGATATGCTATTCATTAAAGCATTTTTAGTAAGAGGGAAGTCTAGTACATCGGCTATTTTAAGCGAAATATTTTCGCAGGTGCTCAATGTTAGTTGTATACTAGCGTCTTGTATATGCTTTGTAGCGGTGTTAGAAGCGTTGGCTGCCATTTTTTGCAAGCCAACTAAAGAATTAGGATCTGGCATTGCTCCGTCCCTGGCTTCGTTTAAACCGGTTACGTCTCTAATCATCTGCATATTATAGTTGTATGCGGTAATTAAGGATTGTATTTTAGATATGCCCGAAGAGCTTGATAATTCCTGTATAGGAACCTTACCTCTGTTCATATCACCGTCCTGCGTCATTGATCTACCAACAACTGAACCTGTTTGGAAATACATGTTTAATGCTTCCGCCGGATTATAATTTGTGCCGTTACCCAGATCAACCTCTGCTAAGCCATCAATATCTAAAAATATTCCATCAGGAACCATTCTAGATAGCACCTGCTGTATTTTTAAATGGGTTAATTGTATTACATCAGCAAAGCCTATACACTTGCTTACAAGTGATTGTATTACCCCTTTGTACATTCTTGGGGCAGCTATGGAATAACTCATTTCTACTCTAGTTGTATCCGCCATTGGACGGGTCATGTTTTCAGCTAGTTTCCATTCTAGCATCATGTCTGTGCCTACAATTTTTGCACCTTGGTACAATACTTCAATTGACCTTGATACTCTTTCAAAGTTGTCATTCGGCGGGGGATCAAATTCATTCGTCTTTTCAATAGCTTTTTCAAGACCATTGTCTGTTCTTTTTATTTTAAATACCTGATCCGTATAGGTTTTGTACTCGAAGTATAATACCTGAACAGTATTATAATCGTAGTTTTCAAATCCTCGTATCATTCTACGGTTACCTGGTGATTTTTGTATTTTTTCTAATTCCTCGCTGGATATGTAAGGAAATTCTTTTTTAAGTTCTGGTATAGTTATAGATTTAACTTCCCCTACATAATATATATCCCCAAAGTTGGGGTCTTCTGTATAAGACCAAACGCAGTAAGCCGGGTCCACATAATCAACAACTATACCCTCTGCTGGGTTGAACGATGTTTTAGTTATGCCTATCCCTATATTAACTAAATCCTGATTTACCCTAGCTTTTGTTAGGTGGTACTCGTTGGTTGCTAGCACGGTATTAATAGCTTCTTCTTCCGCTATTTCTATGGCAGGCTTGTACTTAAGCTGCATGTGTAAATCCCTTTCTTCCATTGATTCCGGAAGTTCTGCGTCAGACATTCCTGACCTACTTAAATCGGTACCTATCACGGAAGCTGCTATGGCCCGGGTTTCGCGAGTTAACATGTCAAAAAGTATGTTTTCAGCGTAGTCTGTTCTTTGCTTTAATGATTCAGGGTCCTGAGAATATGCTGATATGTCATATTGCTTTTGGGTAATACCGTTAGCTACAATGTTTGAAAACTTTGAAAGTATTGGCACTGGCTTCCAGTCTAAATTCAAGTAAGACAAATCGCCGTTAATAGCTAATTCATCTTTATATTTTTGAACGCTTTGCTCTCCTCTAGCGTATAACCTAAGGTTATGAAAGTTATTCCAGTTTGTTTGATATCTATTTGAACCTGCTCCTCCGTAATTAAACCACTCTTGCTCAATAGCACGAGAAACCTGTAATCCGTATTCTAGCGTTGCTTTTTCAGCATCACTTACTACCTGGTCAGGAAATGGACTATTAGTATTTGTACTTACATTCATCTATTGCATTATTTTTGAGGTGGTTCCTTTATTGTCGTATTTCTTAAACCCTAAAGAATATTTCTTTGTTACTATAGCACCCTTGGGACTATATCTATGTTTGTTGCATGCCATTAGTGCTAAGCCGGAGCTTATTGATGCATCATGCTTTGTTCTGTTGTTTATATCAAACTTGGCCCAGTCTTCTAATGTTCTTTGCAAATAAACATCACCGTACCCTTCTTTTGTTTGACCAACAAAATCTTCTATATAAGTTTCAATTGCCGAGGCGTGTGCTTGCTTAATATCTTCACTTGAGTTAGGTATACCACCTACTTCTCGTTCTGACACAGACAGCTTGTTGTAAGATCTATCCGGTCTATTAATACTGAAACCTCTGTATCCTCGACGCTTTAAGTAGTAAAGCAATCTAGGCTTGTTATTCTCGCATAATATTGGCATCCCGTAAAACACCATAGCC